AAAAGCTGGAATGGCAGGCCCCGGAGCGGAAGGAGCTCTTATCTCCTATCCAAGATGGTAAGCTCTTCTTAGTTCCTCCCATTGTGCCAGAACGCAAGGCGATCATGGCTCCGAGCGACATTGATTTTGATGATGTCTTCGAAGAGGATGAAGAGCTGATCGCCGATCTGATCAGGCTGCTTACCGGAGCCTCAACGCATGGGATTGATTTATTCGGGCAGATGGTTGAGATCGGCATGGACTACACCTTAGTCAACTCGAAGGCGGCTGAATGGGCGCGCAAATATGCGGGAGACTTGATAAAGGATATCGATCACACTACCCAGGATGTGCTACGTAACGCCATTTCAGCGTTCGTTGAAACGCCTGGTTTTACTATCCGGGATGTGATGGATATGCTGCCGTTCTCCGAGGAGCGGTCGATTTCGATTGCCGTTACGGAAATAACACGGAGCTATGCCGAGGCGAACTTGATCGCCGGACAGGAGTTGAAGCGGGAGTTTCCGGATGTTAAAATTATCAAAATGTGGAGAACCAATCAGGATGATCTTGTTTGTCTGATCTGCGCCCCACTCGATGGTATGGAAGTCGAAATCGATGAGGGATTTTCTACTGAGGAAGGTGAAGGGGTTGATGGCCCTCCAATTCATCCGAATGATCGTTGCTGGCTCGAAGTAACTACAGCTTTGGCTGAGCTAGATTGAGATATTTTGAGAGATAAAGATAAATGGCATCATGAGCCCCAATGGAATAAATTTCTTTTTCAGTTATATGAATAGTTTTTATGCCATGATTGGCGAGATATTTATCTTTGCGTTCATCACGTTTTTTATCTTGATGCCAATAATCTCCATCTACTTCCAATGCTATCCAATAGCCAGGAAAATAAAAATCAATCGAATATCTTCCAATTCGAGCTTCTTGAATAAATTTCAGGCCAATTTCTGTAAGTGCTTGACGTACATACTTCTCAAGATTGGTCTCACTATTCGAGCGACGATAACATGCAAAAGAACAAAACTGACGATCAAGATCACTCGGCAATCTACGAAATTCTTTACCACATGTTTTGCATTGAATAATGATAGATGGTCTTCTACATTCCTCAGAACAATAATGTCGATCATATCGATGTTCATGATGGCGGAAAGATTTGCCGCATCTTTCACAATTATCAAATATGCCATTCGCTATTCTACATTCCCAACTACAAACCGTATAACGATCAGCGATATTAGCCAATACCAGAAATGTCTTGCCACAAACAGGACAGATTTTTTCAATCCTGAGAAATTCTTTTTGACAAGTCCTCGAACAAAATTGTTCATTGCGTTTAACGCGTACTGGTACAAGATAAAAAACTTTTTGACAATTCTTACAGGTTCTGTATTCCCCCATCCGTTTACGTTTTTGTTCGCTATATTTAAAGGCTGTTCCATCTTTAGTTGGCATGGTTTACAAATCCCGAATGTATTATATCACAATTGGTGTACCCATGCCTGATAACATGATCAAAATCCAGGTGATCGGCCTCGATAAAGTGATGGCTAAGCTCAATCGCTTTCCGCGCGAGATCGCCAGGTATCTCGGCCAGGCGGGAGAGGAAGCGGCCAAGCGGGTGATCCTGAAGACACGCGGCCTGCAACTATATCCGCCCGCCACGGCAGCCAACCGCCCGCCGACGCCGTACTATATCCGCGGACGGGGCACGCAATACAAAAGCAAAAATACGGGAACTAGCGAGCGGTATGGAACGCAGTTCTATGTCAAGACCGAGAAGTATGTTACCGAGATCGGCAACCGATCATCTTACGCCGTTTACGTTGGCGGCGAGAAGCAGCCCGAACACATGGCCGGGAAGGGCTGGAGAAAGCTACTTGAAGTGGCGCAGGAGAAGATGTCACAGATCACGAAAGTTTATCAGGCGTGGATCGATAAGCTCATCCATGACCTGAGGCTATAAATAGTGGTATAATCCAACTAACTGAATAATCTATTTCGCAAGATAACCGCGCGAAAGGCAGCACCTACTAGGCGGTAAACGGGCGGGATAGGTAAAGCACAGAAGGCTTGTAAGCGGTGCATTTACGGGAGTCTCAGGACTTCCGCGAATGCGCCGCTTTTTTATTTGCGGAGGATGATATGCCGGATCCTAACGATTATGAGAAGGAAGATGATTGGATGGCCGCTTGCGTCCCCATGCGGATAGACGAGGGAGACGAGCAGGAGCAGGCAGTCGCGGCGTGCATGAACATGTGGAGAGGAAAGAAATCAATCGAGGAAATGGAGCCTCTATCTGAGAAATCATTAGAGACGGAGGTTGAAGAGCTGGCAATCAAGCTCGGCAATCGCCATAACCGGCGCGACCAGCGCGCCTTGCAGGACATCCACGACGCGGCGATCACCCTGGGCGCAAATTGCCCGCCTGAAATAACGACTATTCCAATCGAAACTGAGGTAATGTCACTCTGGTTCGGCGGCGATGCAGTTAAAGCCCTGGGCAATGGAAAAGTCGGCGGCTATCTGGTGCGTTTCGGCTCCCCGGATCAAGTTGACCTGACCGGCGAATATTTCACGAAAGATACCGACTTTGGCGAACATATCCAGGCTCCGGTTTATTATAACCACGGCCAGGATCCGAAAATCGGAAAACGCAAGCTTAGTAAAGCCGATCTTCATGATGACGAATTTGGAGTATGGGCAGAGACACAACTCAGCCTGCGGGATGAATATGAGAAGTACATCTATGCGCAAGCCGAACAGGGGAAGATGGGGTGGTCATCGGGGACGGCATCTCACTTGGTTGAGACAGAGGAAATTGGTAAAGCGATCTGGCTAAAGAGCTGGCCGCTCGGATTAGATGCCAGCCTGACGCCAACCCCGGCAGAACCACGTAATATGGTAATCCCGCTTAAATCTTATTTAGGCGTTTTACAACAGAAAGAAAGCGAGTCACAGGCTACTGTAGAGACTGCTGACAAGGCGGTGCAGGGTAACGACGCGCAATCGGCTGCAACCAAAACTTTAGAAAATGTTAAGGAGGGTGAGATGGAACTCACAGAAGAAAGATTGAATGAACTGATCACCTCCGCGGCTTCGAAAGCAGCCGAGGAAGCGATCAAAGCCCTGCCGGCTGTCAATCAAGGCGGCGTGCAGGTGACAACGGATGAGGCGGATCAGTCCTGGGCGCATCCGAGCGAATACTTCATGGCGGTGAAGAACGCGGCCATTCATCCGCGCGATGAGGATGTGCGCTTGCGCCCGTTGAAGGCGACCGGCATGTCCGAGGGCGTCCCCGCGGAAGGCGGTTATCTGCTTCAACCCCAGGTGGCGGGCGGGATCATCGAGCGCATGTATGGCGAGGGCGACATACTAAGCCGGGTATCGAAAGACCCGATTGGGCCTAACTCGAACAGCATGCTCTACAATGCCGTCGATGAATCCAGCCGAGTAGCAGGCTCGGCTTATGGCGGCCTGTTGGGATATTGGCTGGGCGAAGGCGGCACCAAAACGCCGACTAAACCAACTTTCCGCCAGGTCGAGTTGAAACTCAAGAAGGTGGCGGCCCTGTGCTATGCGACCGATGAGCAGTTAGCCGATACCGTGGCGTTGGAATCCTGGCTTACCCGGACTGTTCCAAAGGTTTTGATTTGGATGACGGAAGAGGCGATCATCAACGGCAATGGCGTTGCCAAACCGCTAGGCATCATGAATAGCCCGTGCCTGGTCACTCAATTGCGTGTGGATGCCAGCGAAGTCGACGCGACGGACCTCGCCAAAATGTGGTCGCGCCGCTGGAAAGGCGCCGGGGCCGATTACGTCTGGCTGATCAACTCGGACGTAATTCCGCAATTGGTCAATCTGGTTTTGGGCAACTTCCCGCTTTACATCCCCGGTGGGGTGCATGGCGCGCCGGAACCAGCCATCTTCGGGAGGCCGGTAATTGAATCCGAATACTGCCAAACTCTTGGTACGTCGGGAGACATCATCCTGGCGAACTTCTCCGAGTATCAAACCATCGATAAGGGCGGCATCCAGGCGGCTTCCAGTATTCACGTTCAATTCCTGACCGATGAGACGGCGTTTCGTTTCATCTATCGGAT